CAATACACTCACAGACGATGAAGGCTTTGAGTATCCTGAGATGGCTCCGATTGATGGCTACCACGCCAACTTGATTACATCTGAAGAGGTGACAGGGTTACCTGAGATCGTCGCACCGAACACACCGTATAGAATCTGGGCAGGGCAGGAGATTTAACAATGGCAAAGAAACTTGTTGGTAACGATCCAGACCAAGTGCCTACCAATGGTGACTTAGGAACTATCGCATTTCAGGATGCTGAAAGTGTGCATGTTGGAGAGTTATTAGCAGATGGTAACATTACTGCGTTCTCAGATAAATCCTTAAAAACAGACATTCAGACTGTAGAGGATGCATTGTCCTTAGTGTCAGCCATGCGGGGTGTGTATTACCGTCGCATTGATGCAGAGTCTAAGGGCCGCCTTGTCGGTGTCATCGCACAAGAGATGAACGAAGTGCTTCCTGAAGTTGTCTTTGAGAAAGGTAACATGTTGTCTGTCGATTACAGCAATATTGTCGCTGTCTTAATTGAAGCAATCAAAGAACTTAAAAAAGAACTGGACGAGTTAAAGAGAGGAAACTAAATGCCTCCACTTCCCGCTTCGGGCGGTATCGCCTTTTCAGACATGAATACTGAGTTAGGTCTATGCTGTACCTGTGCTGTTAGCATGAATGGTGCAGGGCGTTACCTAGCAAAGATATTTACTTCTTCAGTCAGCATGTGCGACCTGTACGGTACTGATGCGTGTACCTCTGTGTGCAACATTGTCATTGCTGGTGGCGGTGGCGGAGGTAACAACATTGGAGGTGGCGGCGGTGCTGGGGGCATTGTCAGTGCCACAAACACGATTTGTGCAGACACATACAATGTTGTCATTGGTGCTGGTGGTCAAGCTGGTAGCACACCCACTGCTCCGAACGGGTCAAACTCTTGTTTTGGTTCTCTTGCTAATGCCTGCGGTGGTGGCGGAGGAGGAAAACGGGACGCTTGCGATGGATGTGACGGAGGCTCCGGTGGTGGAGGTGCCTCAGCTAACTTCCTTAGTGAATGCGACGGTGGTGCTTGCGTTACAGGTCAGGGCAACTGCGGAGCAAACGGCTTGTACAATAGCGATCAAAACTACGATGCCGCTGTGTACGGCGCAGGCGGTGGCGGCGGAGGATTCTCCGAACAACCCCCAACTGCTACTTTTTCTGGTCCCCCTACTCCTGCAGGATGTGGTGGTTGTGGCTTAAGCACAACAGTCGTCACAGGAGGTGCCACATGCTACGCAGGCGGAGGCGGCGGAGGCGGTTATTGTCGCTGTGGTGGTATTGGTAAATTTGGTGGTGGTGATGGCGGTGGGTGCCAAATGCCAACGTGCTGGTGTAACGGTACAGTCAATACTGGCGGTGGCGGCGGAGGCTCCGGTGGACTAGCTCCTCGTGGAGGACAGGGCGGATCTGGGGTAGTGATTGTTGCTTACACTGGGCCACAACGCTATGAGGGCGGCACCGTATGCTGTCACAGCACAAACTGCGTATCTCACACATTCACAACATCTACATGTTTAACTCCACGGTGTTTGTAAGACGATGGCACATTTTGCACAAGTAGAAAAACGTAAGAATTTTGCTGGTGTAGGCAGTATTTACGACAGTGAGTTGGATGCTTTCTACACGACTTCTCCGTACCCTAGCTGGTCTTTAAATACAGAAACGTGTCTTTGGGAGCCTCCCGTACCTAAACCTGAAGATACTAGCACTGTGTGGACATGGGATGAAGTTAACCAGCAATGGATATAGCTACAGGATAATTCATGATTACAACGTATGTCGTAGAAGGTGGTGTCGGTAAGTGTATTGCTTTCTCGTCTCTCATTCCTAAACTTGTTGAAAAGAACAATGCAAAGATTCGTATCTTTACACCGTACCCAGATGTCTTTGCAAATAACCCAGAGGTTGAGTGGGTACTAGATCAGAACACTGTAAATTGGAATCATCAGTACATCCAAGAATCTGATGAGATTGTATACGTAGAGCCATACAAGTCTAATTACATTAAGGGTGAACAGCATCTAATTGAAGCCTATGCAAACCTGCTAGGTGTTACGTTGGATGGCACTGAACAGCCCAAGATGTACACTGATCATTTAAGTGAGAATGTTAAAACGGCATTCAAGGAAGCTGAGATTTCCGATAAGTACATGCTAGTTCAGTTCTCAGGTGGTCAATCCCCATTAGGCTGGGAGAACAATGCACACTATCAATCTATAGATGCCGGTAGAAACTACCATGCGTTCTTGGCGCAGAAGCTCATTGACATGCTTTATGCAGAATACCCAGATACGACGATCATTAATTTTAGCTTACCAAATGAACCACACTACGAGAATACAATTAAGTTGCAATTACCCTTCGCAGTGTGGCATGAGGCCCTGAAAGGCGCACAGGGCTTCATTAGCATTGATTCTAGCCTACAGCATCTATCTGCCTCCGCAGGCTTAACTGGAGTCGTTCTGTGGGGCAGTACACGCTTTAATCAGCTAGGGTATAAGCACAATACCAATATGAATTACTACATGAAGGATACATGGGATGAAAAGCAGTTTAATGCCCACAATCCGATGAACCTGATGGTAGAACCTGAGCGAGTCATGGAAGCATACAAAGCGTTATGATTTACGGTGAATCTCCTTACGCATCTTCTACATACTCTTCAACGGGTATTGTATATCTTAACGTCCAGATTACGGGTGTTGAGATTACAAGTGCGTTAGGGACTTTTACTTTAGAGGGTGTGAACAACCTGTACCCAGTAACGGGCGTACAGATTGACTCCGCCACAAACGATGTGACGCTTTCTACGGATGTTAACCAGACGTTAGCATCAACACTAATACAGAGTAACTTAGGTGATTTAAATTTAAGCACCGACGTTAACTTTAATATTACTGGTGTTTCTGCGACTTTAACGGCTGGAGATGTTGACTTATCTACACAAGTCAATATAACACTTACAGACGTACAAATAGATGCCGAAGCAGGCACACTTTCTTTTTCTACTGTTGTTAACACAACAATCAATGGTGTCGAGTCAGAAGTTGACTTAGGCCAAATAACTCTCAGTACAGACGTAAACCAAGTACTGGATGGCTTAGAAATTACACCTGAGCAGGGTGATTTCACATTATTCTCAGAAAACTTTCTCCCAATCCCGGGCCAGCAGATTTCAGCGTTGCTGGGAGAGTTGGCCTTCACTATTGTCAACTTCGACTACGAAGCCGTTAAAGATGAATACGAGCGGGCAAGAACGGTATACATAGAACCTAAGAAGAACCGCATTGTTTACATTGAACCAAAGCCTAACACGACAGTGTACGTAGAGCAGAAGAATCACAAAGATCAAACAGTTTATAAGGTAGGGTAGTATGGCGTATAAGTGGCCAAACAAAGATCCAGATGAAATCCTAGACTACAGTGTGGATTGGTCCCGCTTTCTAGGCAGTGCGATTATCTCCAGTGTTTCTTGGTTTGTAGACGATGCAGATGAAGTAAAGACTGCATTCGGAGATACCGATGTAGTTAACGGTTTACAGAAAGTCACACAGACTGAAACTACAACTGTAGCAACCATTCGTCTTGCTTTAGGGACTAACAATGTTCAGTACAAGCTGTATTGTCAGATGACGGATGATCAAGGTTTGACAGCAGAGCGGTCTGTTACGATTCGTATAAGGAACAACTGATGGCTCGTCATATCAACCACGAAGAGTTTGGCTGGCCGTTTAACCACGTTGAGCAGGAAGATATTTTAACTCCCGGAGTTGTGCGGTATGGTTACCCGTACGACGCAAAGCACGTAGATACAGATTCTTTCCGAATTAAAAAAGATACTGATCTAAACGTAGAAACTCGTCTACTGACATACGTAGACTATAAAGACTATCTCAATAATTATATAGAGTATGAATACGACACAGATACTACGCTCCGTGGCGTACCCGAGTATATATCGTGGGCACCATCTCTAGAGTTTATCATCTTCCCTACACCTGATAAGGCGTACGAGTTAGTGTACGAGTATTATCGTAACCCAGTAGATCTAGCGTTAGACGAAGATGTACCGACTATCCCCAAAGAGTTTAAGCATATTATTGTAGACGGTGCAATGTACTATGCGTATCAATTCCGTGGAGATAATCAATCCGCTCAGATATCTCAGCAGAAGTTTATGGAAGGTATTAAGTATCTACGTAGCCTATACATTAACAAGTACACCTACATACGATCTACCTATCGTGGACCTTCAAGACCTTCTAACCTAACGATACGGACACGGTAATGCCAACTGCATGGAATACACACTTAGTCGAGTTTCGTGGCGGATTAATATCTAATTTAAGTCCGCTACAGCAGGGTATTAATCAAATTGGCTCTGCTACGATTCTACAGAACTTTGAACCTTCTTTGAGTGGTGGGTATAAGAAAGTATTAGGCTACGAAAAGTTTAGTGACACTGTTCTTCCGGGCAGTGGCAACGTGCAAGGTGTATGTGTCGTACCTGAAGTAGGCTCAACGACTGTTATTGCAATTAGAGACGGTGTGTATTATCAGGGGTCAGGTACAACATGGACAAGCAAGGCAACTGCTTCTCAAACATCCTTCTCCAAAGCAAGATTTACTAAATACAACTTTGACGGGTTTTCACGTATTGCGTTTGTAGACGGGGCTAACTACCCAGCGTATTACGACACCGACGGGGACACTGTAACCTTCTTATCTTCTGGTGGTGTAAACGATCAGGTCCAAGGTGCAGAACACGTTGCTAATTTTAAGAACTCAATATTCTACGCTTTAAATAACGACGTATTCTTTACTGCCCCTTTTACAGATGATGATTTAGATCCTATAAACGGGGCGGGACAGATCAATGTCGGTTCTGCAGTGACGGGGCTAATTGCATTCCGTGAGCAGTTAATTATATTCTGTCTGGATAGAATTTTAAGATTAGTTGGTAATACGGTTGCAGACTTTGCATTACAGCCTATAACAGAAGATATTGGGTGTATTGAGTCAGGCACTATTCAAGAAGTGGGTGGTGACATTATCTTTATGGGGCCAGACGGCCTACGTACCCTGAGTGCTACAGACAGGTTTGGTGACTTTGGATTAGACGTAGCCTCTAAGCCCATTCAAGATACGTACACAACATTTAAAAACAATGCATCCTCGTTTTCTAGCTTAGTTATTCCGAGTAAGGCACAGTACCGAATCTTCGGATTCTCTAGTACTGAGCGGCAAGCAGTTGCTAGAGGATTATTGGCTACTAAGTTTGTAGATCAGGGAGGATCAGGTCTTAACTGGTCAGAGCTACGTGGATTTAAAGTATTCGTATCCGATGCACAATCTGTTGGCACAAGTGATCTAGTTGTCTTTGCAAATGAAGATGGGTACGTGTACCGCATGGAGTTTGGTAGCTCCCGTGATGGTGAGAACCTAGATGGTATCTATGAATCTCCGTTTATGCCAATAAACGATCCTCAGATACGTAAAACATTTTACAAGTTTGTAGGTTATATAGATCCTGAAGGGCCAGTCTCTTTGCAGATTAACTTAAAGTTTGACCAAGGTGACTCTCGGGTTGTACAGCCCCCTGCCTTTGAAGTTGCGGGTACAGGTACTAATATCTTTTTGTACGGCTCACCGACTGCGACCTTTGGTACGTCTACCTTCGGTGGAGAATTGGATAATATCTATTCTAATAATGTAATCGGTTCTGGAAAGACTGTTGCAATTCGGTTGGAAGACAGAAGTACTAACGCATCATTCACCTTAGATACGGTGGTGTTGGAATACGCCATCAACGATAGACAGTAGAGGGAAGTACAATGGCAGGATATACTCGCCAAGATACAACAAATAATATCGCTAACGGAAACGTCATTGACGCAGACGATTTTGATAACGAGTTTAACGCCATTGAGGGTGCCTTCAATAGCAGTACAGGACACGCACACGATGGTACTGCAGGAAATGGACCACAGCTAGATACAACTAGCTTCTGTGATACATCTATTACTGCGGCTAAGTTGTGTAACAATGCTGTTACTGCAGACAAGATCTGTGCAGGAGCAGTTACGACTGTAAAGATTTCTGATGCCAATGTTACAACTGCGAAGGTTGCAGATTGTGCAATCACCACAGGTAAGTTAGCAGACAATGCAGTAACAACTGCAAAGATTTTTGATGCAAGTGTAACCACTGCAAAACTAGCAGACAATGCCGTAACAACGGGTAAGATTGCCGCTGGTGCTGTAGGTACGACAGATCTTGCAGATGTGTCTGTATCTTCTGGTAAATTGTGCCTTGCCGCTGTTGGCACGAATCAGCTTGCGGATAACGCAGTCACTGCCGCTAAGATTGCCACAGGGGCTGTTGGTACTTCTGAAATTGGATCAACTGTTGTAGGAGCCAATGAGCTTTGCACTAATGCTGTAACTACAAATAAGATTGCTAATGACGCAGTCACTACAGATAAGATTGCAACAGGAGCTGTTGGTACTTCTGAAATCGGATCAACTGCTGTAGGGGCTACTGAGCTTTGCACTAACGCTGTAACAGAAGCCAAGATTTGTAACACCGCAGTAACTACAAATAAGATTGCTGATGACGCAGTAACCGCCGCTAAGTTAGCTAACGTGTTGTCCGAGATAACAGCGAACTGTCTGACTGTCGATTCTAAAATTACACTTGACGGTAATCACCCCACAGGGACAAACAACGTAGCTTTAGGCGATCAAGCGTTTGATGGAGCGTGTACGACTGCAAGCTCTAACGTAGGCATCGGTACAGCGGCTCTTGGCTCCACAAATAACAATGGCTGTTTTAACATTGGTATTGGGGCATCTGCACTAAGCTGTATTACCACTTCAAATAGTAACGTAGCAATAGGTCACGCTTCGGGGCAATGCATTACTACTGGTATTAATAACACGTATTTAGGACACACAACAGGCCAATTAAACTCCACAGGACAGGCTAATGTTGTTATTGGTGCCCTAGCTTCTGTGCAAGGTACAGGAACCGCAAATACTGTTGTAGGTGCGCAAGCAGGATTTACAGTCAGTTCTGGTGGCAATAACACATTCCTAGGATTTGAAGCTGGATATAATGTAACAAGTGGCGACAATAACATTGGCTTAGGGGTGCAAGCTGGGCGTTGCTCTGTTGCCAACTTTGGCGGAGCAACTTGTAATGCTGTAATTGTAGGTAATGTCTTAAACAACTGCTACGTCGTTACCTGTGCTTGGTCTACCTCCTCAGATTGTCGAGATAAATTTGATGTATCGGAAACTTCATACGGCTTAAATTTCATTAAAGATCTGCATCCTGTTGAATACAAGTGGGACAGACGGGCAATGTACAGTGAAGATGATCCTGCAGGAACCCACAGACAAAATGAATGCCAATTGGGTCTTTTGGCGCAGGAAGTACATACGACACAGGCGGCTTATGGAGATGTAAAGTTTGCTTCGTCAGACGACCCCGAAAGCTATCTTTTATGTAAAGAGGATTTGATACCTGCTTTAATCAAGGCTGTACAAGAACTAGAAGAACGTCTTGCTCAAGCTGAAGCAACAATTCAAACATTACAAACTTAAAAGTGTAAGGGCAGAGGATGGCACAAGAGATGGCAACAGAAGGTACTAAACACGCAATTGACGCAGTGAGTGTGATTACGGTTATTGGTACTATCGGTGAAGTGTTGCCGCCTCTTGCGGCCTTATTCACTATTGTGTGGACTGGTCTACGCATCTACGAGACACAGACAGTACAGAAGATGTTGGGCAAGGCTCCGCCCGATGATCTTTGAAGCCATAGCGGCCATAAAGATTGCAAATGAAGCCAT